GGTATCCGTTCTGCTGAAGTGTCATGGCGTTGATTTTACGGTGACTCTTCGACAGTGAAAAGAAAAAAGGCCGCAGAGCGGCCATAAACACAAACAAAAATCAATAAGTTAGATAATTATCAAAGACTTACAGACACACAAAAACACAGCCAACCACAACAAATAACAGGGATGTGGTCACTTTGTGGATCATTCACTCCCCTCTTTTTCCTTATTTCGTTGAACGCCAATTGCAACACACGTACTAAGCAAATCTTTACATTTCTCTACGTCTTCAGACTTACGCAATTTGATGCTTTTTACAGACTGCGGGCTACTGTCCGTAGCACGATACATCGTTATTTCAATATCATTTCGGTCTAAGAGTCCCATAATGGCTTTTGCAACCTCCACACCCTTCTTCGCGAAATCAAAGAATAGAGCAAGTTTATATGGATTTTCGACGGAAAAAACTTCAATTTTGCTAAAACCAACATCGTGTAGAGAAAAATATTGCCCAACCTCATCTCGAAGTTCTGGATCGCATACAATGTCTATTCTCCAGTACTGACCTAAATGCAAATCGCTATTAACTGTTTTTTCCACAACATCCTCCTTACCCAGCAATAGGATTAAATCTCACCGCATCCTGCAAGTAATCCGGCGCAAGATGGGCATAAATCATCGTTGTCTGAATCTTTGCGTGCCCCAGAATTTTCTGGAGCGTCAGAATATTGCCGCCGTTCATCATGAAATGACTGGCGAAGGTGTGGCGCAGCGCATGAACAGCCTGGCCGTCAGGAACATCAGGTGCGACCGTTTTGATGACATCGCGAACCAATGAATAATCCAGCGTCGGAAACACCAGTTTCCCGCCCCGTTTTTTGATCTTTTCAAACAGGCTTTCAGAAATAGGAACGGTACGGTTTTTGCTGTTCTTCGTTTTTGAAAAAGTGATTCGACAATGAAGAACACGGCGCTGCTCCAGTGCCGCTACCTCGCCCCATCGCGCCCCGGTCGACAGAAGGATTTCGACGGCCAGCCGTTCATCGGGATTTTCAGCCAGTGCATCCAGCAACTGAACACATTCAGACTTACTCAGATATCCCATTTCACGCTCGTTAACCTTCATTCCTTTAAGGCCTTGAACGGGGTTATCGTTAAGAAAATGGCCGGATGAGATGAGTGCGGTAAACATCGCGCTTAACGCCCCAATCTCTCGATTTATGGTGCTGGGCTGTATCCCCTGCTCTATCCTGGACACACGTAGCTCGGTGAGCATCGTTGTATTAAGTTTATGCACGCACGGGTCATCCATTGCCTCACTCAAGCGCAGCAATTTAAGGCGCGTGTTATGCCCTGACTTCATTAGCTGGCCGTGGTATTTCCACCACAAGTCAATAAGCACTGACAGCGGACGGCGATCAATGGAGTTTCCTTTCCACTCATTGTTATGCTGTTGCGCCAGCACCCACCGCTCATATAAAACTGCATCCGATTTCGTTTTAAATTTTTTGCGAATGCGTTTGCCTTTACGCCCCTCAGGACGCATGTCAAGAAGATACCCTCCCGGAATTGATTTTATGCTCATTCGTGAAGCCCCAGCGTTACAAGACCACCATGCCCCCAGCGTTCCATGATTAGCCGGGCTGTGTGCCAGTCTTGCGGGATTTTTGAGAAGACGATGTGTTTTCTGGCCCATCAGGGGAGAGAGAAGGACTGATCTGCCCAGCAGCCTCATTTGTTTCGTTACTCATCAACCACGTAGTGTATTTTTTAAATTCCGGGTGCATTGTGATTTTCAGTAAAACCTCCGTTCCCACACCTCGAATACCAGTCTCGTATTGCTTAACCGTACCAACCGCAATACCTATTGAATCCGCGAACTTTGCCTGACTAAGCCCCTCAGATTCTCGAATTGCTTTTAGCTTCTTTGATATCTCTATTGACATGGTGTGCACCTGAATACTATATTGGTTATCAGTTGAGTACCACTTGACGCTACAAAGAGCCACAAATAGCACCAGATTGAATAGGTTATCACACCATGGCAAAAGTCCTTAACACATACGAACAAGCGGATTTTGAGCGTTTGGCGGCGTTCTACCCATACCGTAATGAACATGGGCTACCGGTACTTGAAGAAAGCCTAGAGGATTATGCGAAACGCACAAATCAAAGCATTCTCGCTGTAAGAAGGCAGGCTGATAGATCGGTAATTCCCGTTACTCAAGAAGGAAGAAACACAAAACGCAAAGTAAATCTCTTCGCAATTTTCCTGAAAACCATCAGAAACGCAGAGAAATACGTGCAGATGACAAAATAACGAGGTGTCATTTTATGCTGAAGCAACGCCGTAATTTTTGTACCGGAACAGAACGCCACGCTAACCGTTTCACTACCAGTGCATCACGCAGCAACATCCGCTACAGCCTGAGTGATACACACGCAACGCCGGATGGCTACCCAGTAAAACAAATCGGCGAGCACGCCTGGCTGATTGAGAAAGCTGGAATCGTGATCCACAAATGCCCACGCAATCCGTTTACCGGAAACCGCATTTTTGCACTGAGCTGTGGCGACAATCAGTTCGGGCAGGATTTCACATTATACGAAGCACTTCGCACGGTTGATCGTCTGCTTCGCGGGCAAAGTTTTATTAAACAGGCTGATTTATAACAGGTGCTTTATGACCAAAGACAATGCACAAGGTGTATTTATCCGTTTTATTGATTTTCGCGGTGAACTGTTATTACGTGCATCCGCTATTGACGGAGTGACTCCGGCGGGTAAAAACGGAGCCGACGAAGCCACTTACGTTTATCTGAACGGCACGCGACTGCTTGTGGAACTTCCGTACCAGACCGTACGAGAAATCATCAGCGAAGCTGAAAAGGCACGCCAGGTTAATGGCGATGAACCCTATATCGAAATTATTTGTATGGATTCAGAAGCTGAAATACAGAAAGCAGATTAAAGGGCGTTGTGATGGGCAAAGAATATAAAACTCTCATTAACAAAGCACTTGAGCGTTTTTATTTTCGCTTAAGTGCATCAGGCGCTCATGCTGAACGTGCGGCCCGTGACTCATTGACCAGAGCAATCCGAAGTCTGTATGACGTGGCTTTTTACGCTGATGATCTGGATGCACTTAACGAACTTTCCGAGCTGATCTATGCCGCAGAATGCGGGGAACATATTGAACCGTATAAGCTGGGAAATATCGCATGAGTATATTTATCTCATGGCTTGTTCTGATTATTTCGGTGGTCTGCGCCATTGGGATTATGCGAATTATTAATTCAGTAAAAAAGATTGAACGCTTTTTCACTGAAGAATAACCGCGCAAATAAGACCCCAGGTTAAATAAGAAAATGTGAAAACAATCCGCATTCGCGGAGGTATTCGCACACGCCAAGGAGGCGTAATGGCAATTAAGCATTTTCCTGTCGTTCGTTTCACCTCCAGAGGACGTGAATACGAAGTTGACGAACGCCTGATTACCACAATCGACAAACACCGTTCAGAAAAGGATGCACATCACATCTATCTCACTGACGGCACTTACTTCTGCGCCACCAACGTGGTGCAGGTGAATCTTATCAGACAGGTACAGGAGTCACGCAGATGACCATTCTGGACTACATCGCTGCCAATCCGGGTTGTAGCAGTGGAGAAATCGCCGCAGCACTGAATACACCAACCACAACCATTAATGCGGAGCTACGCCGTCTCTGGCGCAGCGGTTTAGTCACAAGAAAAGAGCGCAAAACAGGCGGTCGCTTTTCTTATCAGGTAAACCTGATGCCGTTTGGGTGTAGCAACCCACTAACCCAGATGTTCAACCAGCTACTGAGGGAAATCAGAGCATGAGCACCTCCAACTGCCGGAAACCACGTCGGGCTTCAGCAGCTCATCCGGCAGCAAAACAAACTCCATTAATTCCTGTTCCGGGCCTTTCCTGCACCTTGCGGCGGGAGGCCTTCGCACATCTGTAACAAGAGGATTGCCGCAATGATTCTCGCCAACGACTTTCTTGAATACCTGCTCAACACAGAGCGTGATCTTGCCGCTCGCGTGCGTGATCGTTATGACATGTACCTGAAATCCCTGCCTGTACCACAGCTCGCTGACGGAAAGATTGTTATTGATGGTCGCTACATGATTGACAGCCACGAGGGAAATTACAGGCTTTACCGCATTGAAGGTGGCACCCCGTCCGTTATTGGCATTTACCAGCGCCCATCCTCTGCAATCGTTGATGTGATTGCCGACAGCATCCGCATCACACATCGCCATGCCGACACAGAAGACACCGTGCTGGAAATTCAGCGGCTGGCTACAGTCTGCCGCGACACCCTGAATGGCATGACGAAGTAAATCACTATGACGGCAGAGTACATCAGGGACTGGCAACAACCGCGCCACGCAGTGGGGCGTGAAGGAACGGGGATCCCCGCTCCTGAATCCGCGCTTTCCTCCTGGCTGGATGCCCACCGGGCAGAGAACGAGCGCCGCCAGGAAATGGCTGATGCGGCGTTCTCCGCCACGCCACTGGGCAACCTGATTAATAAAAGCCTGGACGCACAGGAAAAACAGGACAAAACCATCACACTGGCAGGAGACGCCAGAAAACAGGCACGCGGCGCGGTGGATGAAGCCATGGCCTCGCTGCGCCTGCTGCCGTCCTATCTGCGCGATCCGCTTATTCGCCACCTCTCCTTCCTGCGCAAAAAACAGGAAGCCGATCGCCGGAAAGGCAAAAAGAGCTGGCAGGCGGAACGCTATGCACGCGGAACCCTGCGCAAAATATTCGAACGTCTGGATCGCACTGACGGACACTGGCTGACACCGGGTTATCGCTCCCTTGCCGGACGCGAACGCCTGGACGATTTGCTTTACCTGCCGCAGCTCAACAAACACCAGATACAGACGCTGGCCACCATGACGGCGGCGATGTTCAGCAGCACCTTCGAAAAACTCTGCGATGGCTTTGGCGCGACCGATGGCGAACTGACCATGGATGTAACGCTGAAGGCGTATCAGATGCTGGCCCGCATGGCGTTACACCTGCACATCATGCCTCCACATTATGACGCACTGACAACAGATAAAGACCGGAGGAACGAACCGGACACGGAGCTGCTGCCGGGCGCAATCCTTCGCCTGACCTGTGCGGAATGGTGGAAACGCAAACTGTGGCTGTTACGTTGCGAGTGGAGAGAAGAACAACTCCGCGCCGCCTGTCTGGTTTCCAGAAAAACATCACCCTATCTGAGCCAGGACGCGTTAAGCGAGTTTCGCGCACAGCGCGAGAAAACACGCGATTTCCTGAAAAGTTTCATGCTGGAAAATGAAGACGGGTTCACGATTGATCTCGAGACGGTGTATTACGCGGGAGTAAGTAACCCGGTTCACCGTAAAGCAGAAATGATGGCCACCATGAAGGGACTGGAACTTCTGGCCGAAGCCCGTGGCGACAGAGCGGTGTTTCTGACCGTCACCTGCCCGTCAAAATACCACGCAACAACGGAGAACGGTCATCCGAACCCCAAATGGAACGGGGCCACCATGCGCGACTCCAGCGATTACCTGGTTAACACGTTTTTTGCGGCGGTCCGCAAGAAACTGAACCGCGACGGCCTGCGCTGGTATGGCATCCGCACGGTGGAGCCTCACCATGACGGCACCGTGCACTGGCATATGATGGTCTTTGCTCATCCGGAAGAAATCGACACCATTGTGTCCCACACCCGCGATATTGCCATTCAGGAAGATCGTCACGAGCTGGGCGATGACATAACTCCGCGCTTTAAGGCGGAGTATGTAGACGGCTCAAAAGGCACGCCAACCAGCTACATCGCCACCTACATCGGGAAAAACCTGGACAGCCGCGCCGTGGATGGCATCGACCCGAAAACGGGCAAGCCACGCGTTGACCACGAAACCGGAAAATCAATGGCCGAGAGCGTGGAACGCGCCATCGGCTGGGCGCGCCTTCACCGGGTCCGCCAGTTCCAGTTCTTTGGCATCCCCTCCCGCCAGGTATGGCGTGAACTGCGCCGCCTTGCCAGCCAGATGGCACGCAACCCGGAAGGCCCGCAACGGCTGAAGGATGACGCAATGGATGCGGTTCTTGCCGCCGCTGATGCCGGATGTTTTGCCACCTACATAGAGAAACAGGGCGGCGTACTTGTTCCACGCAAAGACTACCTGATTCGCACCGCCTACGACCTCGCCGATGAGCTGAACGATTACGGCGAACAGAGCGTACAGATTTACGGGATCTGGTCACCACTCATCGGGGAATCCTCCCGTGTGTGCACGCATCCGGATAACTGGAAGCTGGTAAGACGTAAACCGGAAGCGGAAGACAGCGCCCGCGAAAATGGTTTTGACCTTCAGGGCGGCCCTGCCGCCCCTTGGACTCGTGGCAATAACTGTCCCCGTGTACAGGAAACGAACAACAACGGGACAGAACAGCCGGAAGAACGGACAACACCGTGGCCGCAACTCCCTGACGGCGTTGAAGTGAACGAATGGATGCGCTCACTGAAACGGCACGAACGCCGGGCGCTGATGCGTTCGCTGCGTGACAAACAGGCAAAAAACAGCAGTGATGAAATGCAGAACTGGACACAGAGCCGCAAACAGCCACGGCCTTTGCCTGATAACCACGAGTTACTCGCTAAAGAATGGCGGGAGTCTGCTGAATCTCTCGGCCTGCATATCGGTGAACAGCAGATGCAGCACCTGTTACGGGGCGGCAGTCTGTACGTTGACGGCAGCATCATTGCACCGCAGGGATTTGAAATTGTACGCAAACCAGATACCCGCCCGGACAGCCGAATCACGCAACTCTGGCAGCGCCTGAGCCGTAATCACGGCGTAAGCAGCACGGAGATCCGCCATAACCCGGTCGCCAGCTATCTGGAACAGCTGGGGGCATCAGACCCCGAAGCCGCCGCACACCTGGCATCCACACTTCAGCAGGACCAGAACACCATGAAAACCCCCGTTACCGTGCTTTCTGACATGCTGCGCGCCATCCGTGACGCAGAGCACGCACAGAGAATCAGTGAAACCACTGAACGCGCCCACCGCAAAGCAGACCTGCTGCGGGGTAGCCTGACCAGTGGAAACAAAAAACAGACAGAAACGGGACTCACAAATCCCGTAAATGAGCAAAAAACGTGCCGCGATATATGAAGCGCGCACAAAACAGGCAAAAGCGGGATTTAAAAATCCTGTAACCGATTAATTAATCAACATAAGGAAAAGCGACATGAAAATTTGTATCGACGACGGCTCCACCAACATCAAGCTGGCATGGACTGAGAACGGCGAACGCCGCAACGCCATCAGCCCGAACAGCTTCAAGTCGGAATGGTCTGCGCCGTTCGGTGGCACGCAGCCCGCGAACTACATGCTTGATGGCGTGCGCTATGGTTTTGATCCGGTCAGCGATCGCTTTGTCCAGACGACCGACACGCAATACCAGTACAGCGATGTGAATATAATTGCCATTCATCACGCGCTGGTCAAATCAGGCATCACACCACAGGAAGTGGATGTGGTTGTCACCCTGCCACTGAGCGAGTATTTCGATACAAACGCACAGCCGGACATGGCCAACATCAACCGCAAAAAAGCGAACGTCATGCGCCCGGTGGAGTACCAGAACGGCGAAGCATTCACTATCCGTAACGTACGGGTTATGCCTGAATCCATTCCGGCTGGCTTTAAGGCACTGGCTGACATGAGTCCGTTTGAATCCCTGCTGATTGTGGATTTGGGCGGAACCACGCTGGATGTGGCAAAGGTTCAGGGGCAACTGGCAGGTATCAGCCAGGTGTTTTGCGATCCACACGTGGGCGTTTCTCTGATGGCCGATGCCGTACTGTCGGTGATGGCCACTAACGGTATGCGCACCAGTCACCACATCGCCAATACCATTATCGAACATCGCCATGATGAAGCCTGGCTGCGCCAGCACATCCACAATGACGCGCATTACGCCAGCCTGATGGCGGTAATTCGTGAAAAGGAAGAAACACTGAAACAACGCGTGATCCGCGCGCTGGCGGGTTTTTCGGGTTACGGGCGGGTGATGGTTGTCGGTGGAGGGGCGGAGATTGTGGCACCCGCTATCCGCGAAGCCTGCGGAGTTAATGCGACTTTCATCGCGGACGGGGTGCCACAGTTTGCTCTGGTTAATGGGCTGTACGCAATGGACAAGGAGTAAACCAATGACGACTCCAACCAGACGGATAAGTTTCTATCTGAAGCCTGCGGCCGTCAAGAACGAAAGCGAAGCATGCGCCTGGCTGGACAGCCTTACACCGGAAGCCCGCAAAAGCGGCCAACGCGTGGCTTTTCTGGCCGGGCTGGCACTTCTGAAAATGAATCCGGCAGAGGCTTACCGACTGGCCGCATGGGCTGATGATGAGATGTTACCTGTGACACAAATCAGCTCAAAAAAGTTTGAAGCACAGTCTGCACCAGTGGCTAAGATAACCAGCCAGATGGCTGGGAATATCCGGGCGTTATTTCCTGAGTAAAAGCATCTGCGCGAAAAATGCTCACGTTTATAGAAACAATATCATTCCATTTGGCACACTTACTTCAATAATCGATCTGTTAAACAAATAGATTGTCTATTATCTATCGATTAAAACGATCAATTATCTTGACAGTAATGTGCCTTTTTGTAAGATCGTTCGCATTGTGAGCGACAAGATAATTGCGCGGCATTGTCCATGCAAAACGCCCCAATAGCAGCAACTATTGGGGCGTAAAACTCGGTCGGACTCACTTAACCTGATATGCGTGCCTTCCGAAGTAGATCAAAATGTGCGTCGTATATTTTATTGCTTACACGCACCTCTGTAAAGGCACGCATATTTTTCCTATGAGGTAAATAAAGTGCGGGCTAAAACAGGTATTTGCAAGAACCCTCATCGTTATAACCCAACATTTCTGTCTCTCCCTGAATATCAAGGACAAGAAGGTCGGCACAAATGCGCTGCCTGTGCTTTTGAGCTAGGCATAAAAGATGCGCTTGAAGGACGCGCTATGGCTCAGAATGATTTAGTTTTAGCTAACATTCCGTTTAGCCAGGCTGGAACTGTAAGGCACAGAGATGCCTATGAAGCATATGTTCGTGGTTGGCGATTAATACACAGCAACAATTGATACTTTTGAAGCGCCGATAAGGCGCTTTTTTTGTTTGCACGATAGTGCACAAGTTTGCACAATTTTTTTGAACGACTTTTTGTACTTCCGGCCCGCGTGGTGGCTGGATCCGTCAAGGATCCGTGCGTGCACAAAAAAACGCGTTTTTTCTGCGCGCAGGTGACGGGGGAACAGCCCGCGTTTCAGGGGGTAAATAGCATTCCCTGAACGATGTCGCAGAGATACAACAGAATGGCTGTATTTCTCACGCTGAGCGTGAAAAAGACGTGAGGGCTTTTGATTTGATGGGGTGAAAGGTAAGGCCGTAAAAATCGCACTGAGACGGCGAGAACATGCAGTCAACGCGGTGGGATTGCGTAAGAGTCTGACTGTCGATGATGGCAATCAGCAGGAAAGCGTCGTGAAATTATCTGACTGATACAGGAGCTGGAGAGTCGGGGCATAAATTTTTTATGCCCCGGCGAAGCAGCAGACAAGCGAAGCGCGTCAGGATGTGGGCTGGGTGTCTAACAGTGCGTAAGGGTTAAAGCGGATCACCTCTTCGCCAAGCCAGTCATTGATGTGCTTCATGGCCTCCATGACAGGCATCAGCTCGTTAATTGCATAAACCCGCGCGGCCTTCTCCACATCACCAAACGCACTTTTTTCGCCCGGCATCGCCCCCATCAGTTGCGGCGGAACGCGGTGCGCAGCCAGCACATCATCACGGGATGCCGCCTTAACATTCATGAACTCATCCTTTGCGGTGATCTGCTGGAACGGCAAAATTTGCACCCCCTCTTTGCCCCCGTTGGGCGCATGGATGAGCACGTTTTTAAACGCACCACCACCACGCGCACCCTGTAACGTTTCTTTCAGGGAGTCCATGCTTTCGCGGTTTACCTGCGCTGCACCGATGTAGATGATGCACCCGGCGTGGGATCCATTGTCGTAATACAGTTTTCTGAACATGTCCGCCGAATGAGACAGGCTGGCCGAGAGTAATGCGCCAAGATATTCCGGCATGCCGTAAATTTCCTGGTTAATGTCCGGATTCATCAGGTGGCACACTTTGCCAGGGCGAAACTGAAACGCGTCCTTGCCATCCTGCACATACCACCATGATTCAAGATCGCTTCCGCGTCGCATGTATTTCGCCAGTGCGTGCCGTAATTTAAGTGGTTCGCCGAGCATATTGCTCCGAAGCTCAAGGAATGCGTTACCGAACACAAACCAGTCCAGCGCCAGCGCCGAGAAATCCTGCCGGGAAAGCAGCGGGTGCGGGATGTAGCAACCGAGCAATACATTGCGCTTAAAGTAAAGCGCAGACTGATGCCAGGACGTTTGCCGGGCGGCTCTTGCCAGACCGTACCAGTCCACCGGGGTTTCATACCACCGCCCGTTATCAGCACAGTACATATTGTCCAGCAGGTCATGCCCGGTCAGGCGATAAGGACCATCAAATGTGAATGCACTGAGCGATGATTCTTTCCTGAGCGCATCAGCGAGATCAATGCGTGAACTCATGCGCACTTTTTTATTTTTTCTGCTCATCAGAACTCCATAACCGTGAAACGCTCGTTTTCTCCTTCGCCGCCAATCGGTTCGTTAATGACAGCAAGCATGGTTGCCCACGCAAGGTCGCCGTGGCTGATCCCCCTCGCTCGGTCCGTTTCGTAAGTGATAAAGCCGCCCGGTGTTTTCACCTTACGCACAGCGTTAAAGGCCGCGACCAGCTCGCGTTCGGCGCGATCGTATTCCCACCGCCCGGCACGCATTATTTGCAGCATTTTCAGTACCAGCGACCGTTTTGATGACAGCGTGAAGGTGTACGGAATAGCCGCAGGGAAAAACCGCTTCACTATCTGATAAACAGCCTCCCCGTTCCCGCCCGTCACATCAATGCCGATGTGTTCCACGTTGTAGCGATACGTGAACTCTTCAATGACTCTGGCCTGCTCTTCAAACTCCAGCCCCTGAACGCGTCGAGTCTCCACCGTTCGAAAACGGCCACCAGGAACAGCCGGAGGAACCACAACGGACACAGCGCCGCTGTCGCCGTTGCCACTACTGCCGTTTGCGTCATACCCAATCCATACCGGACGATTCCCCATCGGTCGGGGAGCAAAAGGTTTCCAGTCTTTCCAGTCGTCGTATCCGTCAACACCGCAGCCAATCAGGATATTCAGGTTAAATGCCGATTCCCCTTCGCGGACAAACTCACACATATAGAGATTGAGGAACTCGTCTTCGGTGTTTTCATCACGAATTTCGTCGATATCGGTGTGTTTCCAGCCGTGATTAACCACATCTTCCAGCGTGACAATTTGCCGCCACGTCCGGTCAGGGCAGATAAGCCCGTTATGCAGCGTTTTCCAGTCCACAGAAAAACGCTGGCGTTTATGCGAGGCCTTTTTCTCGTTCCAGCGGTCGCCATTCCAGTAGGCGTATGCCTCGTGCGTTTCGGTGGATGGCGTGGAGAAGTAGGTGCGCCGCAGTCCGCTGAGGGTTGCCATAGCGCCAGCCACCTTGCGCAGTTCAGCAAAGCGACTGACCCAGAAAAATTCATCAAAATAAAAATTGCCCGTATAGGACTGTGCCGACGCAGCAGAAGTGCCGAGAAAATGCAGCTCTGCGCCGTTGGAGAGGATGATTTTATCGCCCCCTTTCAGCTCCACATCAACTTCAGCCGCGGCCTTCTGAATAATGCTTTTAAACTGGAACGCCTGACGACGCGACGCAGACAAAAAAATCTGGTTACGCTGGTAAGGTTGCGCCACATCGTCACGCAGCGCCATCAGCAGCGCTTCCTGTGCAAAATACCAGGTCGCCCCAATCTGTCGGGATTTCAGGATCATCCTGTTACGTATCCCGGCTTCCCTGCAAAGGGTCAGGGAGTCAAACCAGCCCCGCTGATGCCACTCCAGCCTGCTGATGATTTTTTCCCGCAGTGCGGCAATCTGTTCCGGCGCGAAATGATTTTTGAGTTTTTTCGCCCGGCCTTTCTTTCCTGCGGCCATCACATCCGGCTGGCCATCATGCAGCTTTTTAAGCTGCCGGGTCAGCAGGTCTATTTCCTTAAAGTCACCGCCTGTTTTATTCTGTTTTTCAGTAAGCTGGATGAGGCGCGCATCGATGGACTGCGTGACACGCTGCACGGGTGGCGTTTCATCCCACTGGTCACGTTTTTTCCACGCATAAATCGTGTTCGGGTTTATTCCCATCAGACGTGATATTTCTGCGGGCGGATAACCCTGCCAGTAAAGTTGCCGCGCACGCTGGCGCACAAAAGCGTCCTGAATCATTGCTCCCCCTGAGTAATTACAGGAAGATTACCCGCGCGCGAAACTGTTCTCCTTAACCCCCTGTTCTGGCCGTTTTCTTACAACAAAAACCCTTTGTATCAGCCTGTTACGCTTTGCCATCATGACTGAAGAACCAGTCAGAGGGGCAAAAACTATGGCTAATGAAAAAAAGACATCCCGCAAAAAGTTTCGCGTGGCTGTCTCCGGATCAACTGTTGATGGCCGTGAAATCAGTCCGGTGCATCTGCGTGAAGCCGCCGAGAACTTCAACCCGGATGTTTACGCTGCCCGCGTGAACGTTGAGCACTATCTCTCGCCATGCCCGTCAAGCGAATTTTCCGCAATGGGCGATGTCACCGCACTGAGTACGGAAGACATTACGGAAGGTCCGCTGGCCGGACGTACTGCGCTGTATGCAGAAATCGAACCGACCGAGCGCATGAAGCAGCTTGTCGCGGACGGCAAGAAAATCTATTCCAGTATCGAACTGCACCCGCAGTTCTCCGTTAACGGGCGCGCCTATCTGGTCGGGCTGGCGATGACCGACACCCCGGCAAGCCTGGGCACTGAGCGCCTGAAATTCACGGCACAGCAACGTCAGGCGGTGATGACGTTCAACAGTATCCAGGGTGAAGCGCCGCTTATCTCCGAAGCCATCGAGTCTGAAATCATCGAAATGGCAGAACAACGCCAGGAAGAAGGCACCCAGTGGTTTAACCGCGTAATGGGGATTATTGGCCGTGGCCGCAAAGCGGATGACGCCAGTTTTTCCCGTATTCAGGAAGCGGTGGAAGGCGTCGCAACGTCACAGGCCGACATTATCGACCGTTTTAATGTGCTGGAAACCCGCCATCAGCAGGACAGCCAGAAAATTACGTCACTGACCACAGAGCTGGCAGCACTGAAGGAAAAACTGCGCACGCAGGACGGCGATCCGCAGAACCGGTTCACCGCAACAGGTGCAGCCTCCGACCAGCTGGCTGACTTCTGATAAGACAAAGGAGCAAATTTTTTATGAATCTGGTGATGTCAGATATTACCCGCAACAAGCTGGGTTGCTATATGGCGCAGCAGGCGTCGCTTAATAATATTCCGGTTTCCGCACTGGTATCGCGATTTACCGTGGAACCCTCGGTGCAGCAGCGTTTTGAAAACGCCTCAAAGGAAAGCACCGAATTTACAAAAAGAATTAACGTGATCGGCGTGACCGACCAGAAAGGCGAAAAAATCCTCCTGGACACCACCGGGCCAATTGCACGCACGAATACCAGTTATGACGGCACAAAACGCCGTAACCCGAATAACGTGGTTGATCTGAAAAACCGCAAATACCAGTGCGAACAGGTGAACTACGACACGTTTATTTCATATCCGCAGCTTGATGCCTGGGCGGCACATCCTGATTTTCAGTCCCGCATCAGCGCACAGATTGCCCGACAGGTGGCGCTTGACCGCATCATGATCGGTTTCAACGGCACGTCTCACGCGGATGAGTCCAACTTCAGCACCAACAAGCTGCTTCAGGACGTTAACGTGGGATGGCTGGAGCACATCAGAACCGACGCCAGCGAACGCGTTATGAATGACGTGACGCTGACCTCCCGCAACATGGACAACACCGTGGCGCACGCGGGTAAGTATGCGAACGCTGATGCACTGGTACAGGACGCGCGTTCATCCCTGCTGGATGAATGGCACAAGGAAGCTGACGACCTTGTGGTGATTATGGGGCGCAACCTGTTTAACTCGCTGCGTCTGCCCGTGCTGAACAGCATCAGCGGCCAGAATCCCAATGCGGAATTACTTGCCGGGCAGCTCATCCTGTCATCGCGCACCATTGGCGGGCTGGGCGTGTTCCTTGCGCCGTTCTTCCCGGATGCAACGATGCTGATCACCTCGTTCAACAACCTGTCGATTTACTGGCAGAAAGGTTCAATGCGTCGCCTGATGAAAGACGAGCCGGAATACAACCGCATCGCCACCTACCAGTCCATCAATGACGCTTATGTCGTTGAAGACTATGGCAAGTGCGCGATGGTCACTGGCCTGAAGTTCGCCGACAGCTAATCAACTCACGGCGGGCATCATGCCCGCCTGTAACGGAGAGAAAAAATGATTACTCCTGCACAGCAACACTGGCAGAACGTGATGGCACAGCGCGCAGGCCGGGCGAATGAAGGCGTGGACCACGCCGCGCGTACCGCGCATGAAGAGGTGCTGTATCGTCTGCGTCTGGCACAGGCCCGGCTTAAGGGTGTACAGGCCAGAAGCGCGAAAGCCGCCATCAAAAAAGAGTTGTTGCCGGATTTTTCCGGCTGGATTGAGGGAACGCTGGAGGCTGACGGCGGGCAGCAGGATGAAGTGATTGCCACGCTGATGGTGTGGGCGATTGACTGTGGCGATCTTCCGCTTGCGCTGCGTATCGGCGCGTATGTGGTCCGTCACAACCTCATCATGCCGGATAACTTTGGCCGTACTGCTGCCACGGTACTGACCGAAGAAATCTGTAATCCGGTACTGACGCAGGCCGGGACGGATGCCGACGCGGATTTGTCCGCCTTTATCGAACCACTGGACACCCTCCGGGAGATTGTCACCGACCAGGATATGCCGGACGAAGTGCGCGCCAAATTATGCAAAGCGTGCGCCTTTGCCCGCCGTGGCCTGAGTGATGCGGACAGCATGGCCCTGTCACTGAAGCTGCTGCGCGAAGCAATGCACCTGAACCCGAACGCAGGTGTGAAACGCGAGATTGCAACCCTTTCCCGCGCCCTGAAAAAAGCCGATTCCACAGCCGCACCAGAAGACGCCAGCGCACAGCAGGCGCAGGACGAAAGCAGCAAAAGTAAAAAGACAACGCGGAAGCCTGCAACACGAAAAACCACCGCGACGCAGAAGGCGAAGCGCGGTTAACGACTGACCCCGTCAGCGGGCGGCGTGCGCGGTGTTCCGGTTTGACTCCGTGACCGTTTACACCGCGCACCCACCGCCCGATTTTTTCAGGAGTGAACCCCATGAGTATGGTTGCCAGAACCAACCCCGGACCCGCAGAGGACGACATCACCGATACCGATGATGGTGATACCCGTATTTCAGCGGGTGCATTCTGGCCGGATATTGTGCTGCGTGAACTGCGTCTGGCGGTACGACTGCCGGGGCGCGTGACCACCTCCCGCCTGCTGCATACCGCCACCGGAGCTGTGGCACACGTTACCCGCGAGCTGGAAGCATGGCAGAAGGAACAGCAGGCGGCTGGCCATCAGACGCTGGCCGATGTTCCGGCACCCGTAATTAACGGAGAAAGCGTCAATCTCTGGCACTGGCGCAATGCGGTTTACACCGCCACACGCGCCCTGATTCTGGAGCGTTACCGCGATGCGGACACAACGGACAAGGGCGACCGCCGGGCGGACGCACTGGATATACAGACATCGGATTTGTGGCGCGATGTGAGCTGGGCCATCTCTGACATTCTGTGCCGCCCGCGAATCTTTGCGGAGCTGTGCTGATGAAAGTGAAGGCACTGGAAGGCGACACCGTGGATTCGCTCTGTTTCCGGTACTACGGCACGACGCAGGGCGTCACCGAAAAGGTGCTGGATGCCAACCCCGGACTCTGTCAGCAGGTATTTCTGGACGCCGGGCAGGAAGTGGAGATGCCGGAGCCGGAGAAGAAGAAACGAGAAATGATTCAGTTGTGGGGGGAGTAGCAGTGAGCACCATTCAAACAGGGATCACAGAGCAGGTTATTGCGTGGCTCTTTGACCACCTGCCAACGGTGTATGCAGTAGGCGCGGCGGTCAGCATTTCCGCGCTGATGAGTCTTTATGACGGACGAACACTGGTTCAGACCGTAACGGGATCGCTGGCGTGCGGCGTTCTTGCCATGGCCGTGGCCGGGTCGTTGCGCTTCTTCGGTTTTCCTGAAGATGCCGTGACGTTTATCGGCGCATCAATCGGTTTTATGGGCGCAGAGAAAGCACGCGACAAGGTTATTGCAGCCTTTAATCGCAGGGTGAAGGAGAAGGACGAATGAGCAACACATTTAAATTCAGCAGCCGGAGCGAAAAGAATTTGCAGGGCGTAAATCCTGATCTGGTGAAAGTGACCCGACGGGCACTGGAAATTTCGGAAGTGGATTTTGGTATCACCGAAGGGTTGCGCAGCCGTTACCGCCAGAAGCAACTTGTGGCCACAGGTAAGAGCCAGACCATGAACAGCCGCCACCTTACGGGACATGCCGTGGATGTTGTGGCTTATATCGGCAGCCAGGTGTCATGGGAATGGCCGCTGTACGAAAAAATCGCAGCAGCATTCAGACAGGCCAGCCGGGAACTGAATATTCCGGTGGAATGGGGCGGCGACTGGAAGACCCTGAAAGACGGACCACATTTTCAGTTACCACACGGAGCCTATCCGGCATGAAGCTCTGGCCCACGCTGGGTGTCGCTTTCCTTCTGATTGCCGCATGGGGAACATCCATGCGTCTGTCATGGTCGCTTGGCCGGGAGAACGCCAGAAACGAAGCACAGGCCAGCACCCTGAAAAGTACCGTCGACACACTGAATATCATCAGTGCCGGGGTACAGGATATGCAGCAGGTGCTGGCGCAACTCCGCGTGGAAAATCAACAGCGAAATCAGGACGGAGAGGCCAGACGTGAACAGCTACGCAACGATATTGCAAAAGATGAATGCGCCCACGCTTTGCCTGACGCTCGTTTTACTGACAGGTTGCGCAGGCACGCAGAACGCGCCACGGCCAGCGCCGTCAGTCCGGCTTATACCGCAGACGCTGACCATTCCGGTAACGCCGCCCCCCTTCCCTGACCCTCCCACATGGGGAAATCTCGGTATATGGGGCGACCGCCTTCTGGATGCACTGGAAACCTGTAACGCGGATAAACGGGCCATTGAATTACTGGAACAGCGCAGGCTGCAACGACTGAACAACGAGGACAACAACCATGCTGAAAACTGATTCCCTGCGTGAAGCCATGACCCGTTCATGCCGATGGTGTCAGGCCAACCCGGAAAAATTCACCATTTTCGTGGAGAGCGGCAACATTGAAACGACCGGAGAAACCCCATCGTTTGTTTACCGCTATCAGATGGTGATGTTTGTCATGGATTACGCCGGGGAGCTGGACGACCTCACGCTGCCGCTGCTGGCGTGGTTATCCGAAAATCAGCCACAGTTGTTGCTCAACCCTGAGCGTAATCAGGACATCAAATTTTCCGCCGTTATCAATGACGATGACAGCGCCGATCTCCTGTTTACGCTCCCCCTGCGGGAACGCGTTCGCATCACGCGCAGCAGTCAGGGCACACCGCAGGCAGAACACCTGCCGGAGCCAAAACCCCGCCTGCCATCTTCCGAAGGCGACTGGTCGCATGTATTCCAGGATGTGACGTGGGGTGAAAGCGATGGATAAGGCATTCACCCGCGTGGATGAAACCTTTGAGGCCATCCGCGACAGCCTGAATCAGCAGGCCATCAATAACATCGCCAGAAAGCTGGCACAGGATTTACGCCGCGCCCAGCAGGCGCGCATCCGGTCACAGAAAGCGCCGGACGGGACCGCATGGACACCACGCAGACGCCGCGTAACCCGGATACAGGAACGCATTCGCTTTATCTGGAATAACGAAGCACGCACGCTGAAAAACTGGCATCACGACACGGGGAAATACGGGCGAACCATTACCGGGTGGGATGAGGATAAAAACAATATCCGCACGTTTTACCGGGATGACATCGACCGCTTTCTGGAAATACGCACCCGGCGCATCAACCAGGACAGCACAAAGCGCGTCCCCATGTTCGTAAAACTGCGCACCGCCCGCTACCTGAAAGCCCGTGCAGATGCTTCCGGTGTGACGGTGGGTTACAGCGGCGTGGCCGCACGTATTGCCCGCGTTCATCAGTTCGGTGAGCGCGATCAGGTTGCGCCGGGCATTTTCACCGATTACCCGGTACGTGAGCTGTTGGGCATCAGTCAGGCAGATGAACGCCTGATTTATAACACGGTGCTGGGCCGGATTGCGGAGGCTGTACGGTGAGCGCAGAACTCATGCGACTGCTGAGCAACATCATCCGCACTGGGATCATCTCTGAAGTTGATGAGAAGTCCTGGTGCGTGCGCGTTCGCAGCGGCGAACTGGAAACAGGCTGGTTGCGCTGGAACACCACGCGCGCGGGAGCCTTCAATGTGTGGCTGCCGCCATCACCCGGCGAACAGGTGGTAATTGCCTGCATTGGCGGCAACCCGGAAACCGCCATGATAATTGGCAGCCTGTGGAGTGATGCCAATCCGGCCCCCGGCAAAAGCCTGAAAGAAATCGTGGTCAGCGCGCCGGATGGCGCGGTGTTCCGCTACGACGCGGACGCAGGCGCACTGAGCGCCAGCGGCATGAAAACGGCCACCCTGCAGGCATCCGTCAGTGTGACACTGGACACGCCCGTCGTGGAATGCACAGACCTTCTGAGAACGGCGACGCTTGACGTCACAAAAGGGGGAAAGATGAGCGGCAATATCACGCACAGCGGCGGCAATTTCACCTCAAACGGCATCACAGTGCATACGCATAAACACGGTGGCGTTAAAGGTGGCAGCGATTCGACAGGAGGCCCGCAGTGACAACCCGCTACACAGGAATGAACCCGGACGGAACGGGAAACCTGAACGATATGGAGCATCTGAAACAGTCAGTCAGGGACATCCTGACCACCCCGCTGGCAAGCCGGGTTATGCGACGGGAATATGGCAGCCTTGTGCCCGATTTAATTGACGAACCCATGAATAACACCACTCGTCTGCAATGCATGAGTGCTGCCGTGATTGCGCTGACACGATGGGAACCCCGCATTGCCCTGGACGCCATCGACGTTGTCTGGAAGGCAGGAGGCCGCGCCGGGGTGACGCTGTCGGGCACTGTCATGCAGACCATGCAGAATGTTGAATTAACCATCACGCTGAGGGAGTAAATCATGCCTGCCGTTGACCTTTCCCAGTTACCGGAACCCGCCATCATCGCGGAGCCTGACTTTGAGGCAATTCTGGCTGACACAAAGGCCATGATGATTGCGTCCTATCCTGCCGAACAGCGTGAAGCCGTCTCCGCCGCGCTGGAGCTGGAATCGGAACCCCTGAACGTTATCGCCCAGACAACAGCGTTTCGTGAAATGCTGTTACGCCAGCGGGTCAATGAGGGGGCACGCGCCTGTATGTTAAGCCACGGTTCAGGGACAAACCTGGACAACCTCGCGGGCAATATGAACACAAAGCGCCTGGTTATCACTCCGGCAACGGATACCACCGACGCGGTGATGGAGAGCGACACCTCGCTGAGACTGCGGGCGCAACGGGCGTATGACGGCCTGAGTGTTGCTGGCCCGTCAGGTGCATACGAGTATTTTGCCCGCAGCGCCAGCGGTCTGGTGCGTGATGCGCGGGCTATCAGTCCGTCTCCGGCAAATGTGACGGTTTCCATCCTGTCCACAGAGGGCGACGGCACAGCAACGGAGGCGTTGCTTAATACCGTTCGCGCCGTTCTGAATGCAGAGGATACCCGCCCGGTGGCCGACCGCCTGACCGTACAGAGCGCCAGAATCGTGACATGGCGGCTGAATGCAAAACTGTACTTTTACCCCGGCCCGGAATCCGAACCTATTCTGGCTGCGGCTGAATCGTCATTCAGGAAGTGGCTGGCTGAACAGGGGCTTATCGGTCAGGACGTGGCGTTGTCCGCCATTGCTGCCGCACTGCATGTGCACGGTGTGCAACGCGTGGAGATAATCGAACCCACACAGAATATGGCCATCAGCGACATACAGGCGGCGCGCTGTGAGTCATTCACCATCAGCGAAGGTGGGCGCAATGAGTAATTCACTGTTACCGCCATCAGCCAGCAATTTCATGCGTTGTGCCGAAGCTGTCGGAACGCGCATTACAGACATCCCGGTAGACCTCAACACGCTGTGGTCGCCGGACACCTGCCCGGTGCACCTGCTGCCTTATCTCGCCTGGGCATTTTCCGTTGACCGCTGGGATCGCAACTGGCCGGAAGAGACAAAACGACAGGTGATTCGTGATGCATGGCTGATACACCGACACAAAGGGACCATCAGCGCACTGCGCAGGGCCATTGAGCCGCTGGGATACCTCATTCGCGTGTCTGAGTGGTGGGAGTTCGGCGGAGAACCGGGAACATTTACCGTTGAAGTCGGCACACTGGACAGTGGCGTGACGGAGGAAATGTATCTGGAAATGGAGCGGTTGATTGCTGATGCCCGTCCGGTCAGCCGCCACATGACAGGGCTGAATATCATTCAGGAAATTCCGGGGGATATTTTTGCAGCGGCGGCAACTCATGACGGTGAAGTTATTACCATTTATCCGGACGATTAAGCATGAGTACCACAACACGAAAATTTAAAACCGTTATCACCGATACAGGTGCCAAAAAATTAGCTCAGGCAGCCGCGCCAGATGGTAAGCCTGTCCGCCTGACTCATATGGCCGTGGGCGACGGTGGCGGCGCGTTGCCCACACCAGACAGTAAGCAGACCCGTCTGGTGCATGAGGTGTGGCGACACACTGTTAATCGCGTCATCCTGGACGCAACACATCAGAACCGCATTATTGCGGAGCTGGTTATTCCTCCAGAAACGGGCGGATTCTGGATCCGGGAAATTGGTGTGTTTGATGAGCACGGCGATTTAATCGCGGTGGGCAATACTGCCGAAAGTTACAAGCCAGCCGTTGCCGAAGGGTCCGGACGTGCACAAACATTTCGCACCATTCTGACCGTATCCAGCACTGCCACTGTGGCGCTTACCGTGGATAACACCATGGTGATGGCCACAGTGGATTACGTGGATAACAAACTGAAAGAGCATGAACAGTCACGATGTCACCCGGATGCCTCGCTGACCGCAAAAGGCTTTGTTCAACTCAGTAGCGCCACTAACAGCGATTCTGAAACGCTGGCTGCAACGCCGAAAGCGGTTAAGGTCGCGTATGATCTTGCTAACGGAAAATATACAGCGCAGGATGCCACAACAGCGCGAAAAGGCCTTGTCCAGCTTAGTAGTGCAACCAACAGTACATCTGAAACGCTGGCGGCAACATCAAATGCAGTAAAAGCTGCCTATGACAATGCTGAAAAACGTCTGCAGAAAGCTAAGAATGGTGAGGATATCTCTGATAAAGACACCTTTACGAAAAATATCGGTGCCTGCCGTGCATATAGTGCAGAGCTGAATATTGGTGGAGATAGTGAAGCATGGACAACTGCGCAGTTGATTTTTTGGCTAGAGAGTCAGGGGGCATTTAACCATCCTTACTGGATGTGCAAAGGCTCATGGGCTTATGCAAATAATAAGGTCATTACAGATACAGGTTGCGGAAGTATTTGTCTTGCAGGTGCTGTTGTGGAAGTTATTGGCACCCGCGGCGCAATGACCATACGCATTACCACACCGAGTACATCCAGCGGTGAAGGCATCCCTAATGCTCAATTTACTTATATTAATCATGGTGATGCTTATGCTCCTGGCTGGCGAAGGGACTATAACTCCAGGAATAAGCCAACAGCATCAGAGATCGGGGCGTTACCGTCAGATGGGACAGCAGTATCGTCAGTTAATCTGGCTTCAAAAGGTCGGCTGACCGCCCTGACAGATAATATGCAGGGGGCCACAGGTCTGGAGTTATACGAGGCGTATAACAACGGATATCCAACAACGTATGGAAATATCATTCACCTGAAAGGGATGACAGCCGTTGGCGAAGGCGAATTACTCATCGGCTGGAGTGGTATAAGCGGTGCTCATGCTCCGGCATTTATTCGTTCACGACGGGATACGACCGACGCAAACTGGTCGCCGTGGGCGCAGCTTTACACCTCGGCTCATCCTCCTGAAGAGTTTTATCCAGTCGGTGCACCGATTCCGTGGCCATCAGATACCGTTCCGTCTGGTTATGCCCTGATGCAGGGGCAGACTTTTGACAAATCTGCATACCCGAAACTTGCAGTCGCTTATCCGTCAGGCGTTATTCCTGATATGCGTGGCTGGACGATTAAGGGCAAGCCCGGCAGTGGTCGTGCCGTATTGTCTCAGGAACAGGACGGCATTAAATCGCACACCCACAGCGCCAGCGCATCCAGTACGGATTTGGGGACGAAAACCACATCGTCGTTTGATTACGGTACTAAAACGACCAGTTCATTTGATTACGGCACAAAAACTACGAATAGCGCTGGAAATCATTCACACAATATACCTGTTGGTCACACTGGCGCGGGGAATGGTGTATCAGCCGGTTATAACGCTGCGTTAGGTACTGGTACCACGTCGAGCGCAGGCGAGCATGCTCACAATGTATATATCGGTGCCCATAACCACACTATCGGCATTGGTGCTCATGCCCATTCTGTCATTATTGGTCCCCACGGACACACCATCACCGTTAACGCTACGGGTAACGAAGAAAACACCGTAAAAAACATCGCATTTAACTATATTGTGAGGCTTGCATAATGACATTCAGAATGAGTGAACACTCACGGACCATAAAAATTTATAATCTACTGACCGGAACCAATGAGTTTATTGGTGAAGGTGATGCATACATTCCACCTCATACAGGTCTGCCTGCAAACAGTACCGATATTGCCCCGCCAGATATTCCGGCTGGCTTCGTGGCCGTTTTCAACAGTGATGAGGCATCGTGGCATCTCGTTGAAGACCATCGGGGTAAAACGGTTTATGACGTGGCATCAGGGGACTCGTTATTTATTTCTGAACTCGGTCCATTACCGGAAAATGTTACCTGGTTGTCGCCGTATGGAGAGTATCAGAAGTGGAACGGCACATCCTGGGTGAAAGATGCAGAAGCAGAAAAACTGTTTCGGATAAGGGAGGCGGAAGAAACAAAAAACAGCCTGATGCAGGTAGCCAGCGAGCATATTGCGCCACTTCAGGATGCCGTAGATTTGGATATTGCAACGGAGGAAGAGGCATCGTTACTGGCTGCATGGAAGACATACCGGGTATTGTTGAATCGTGTTAATACAGCGGTAGCAGCGGATGTTGAGTGGCCAGTCGCCCCACAATAAAGAGAAAAAGCCATCGATTGAAATATAGATGGCTTTATGTACTCTATTTATACAATACAACACCGCTCTTTTTAGTTATATATGTGCAGTTCGATGGTATATCTTTATTTATAAAAGACATTGCACCTATTTTTACATTATCCCCAATTTTACGTGATAATCCAATGATGCAACAATTAGCTCCGATATCAACGTTACTACCAATTTTTACTCTTGAACCAGGCATGTCACCATCTATCTGTCCAATGGTAGTATTCTGTCGTAACACCAGATTTTCACCAGCATCAACAGCAAAATGAACAACAATTCCAGCATGATGGGGAATTGTTAACCCTTTTCCAATATTTGCGCCCAATCCAATTTCACAACCAAATTTGTTAATTATTTTACTGTTTAACTTTTTGGCTGCTTTCTTATGTAATTTATTACCATTAATATACATTTCGTTAGCCAACCGCCACCAGAAAAGGAAATTCCGGTTACGCTGTTTTTTCTCTCTTAAAAGCCTCCAGATATCCATACGTTTCCGCCGAATTACTTCATATTTCCAGAAGTTTTTTAAATTAGTAGAGTCCCCAAATAAAACAAAGTGAATTGCCATTAAGTAAGACAGCACGATAATCTCCTTAATTATTATTTCAGACCACACATATTATAAGGTTAAGAGATTATAAAATCCTGTTGTTTGTTATTCAAAAACAATTTTCTGAGAAGGACATACAACAGCAAGTCGCCAGTCACCTTCATCAGGAAATTGGCGACATACGTTAAATCAGAGCAGCCCCTTAACTGAGCTGGTCGCGCTATTAAGGGATGATGTCACCTTATCTTTGAAGCCGGACAACATATCGCTGAACGATGAGGATTGCAGGCGCTCCCGCAAATCCTCATCACAGCGTTCAAGAGTCAGTGAAAATTCTATCTTTTTCGCCTTACCGTAGCGATCAAACTCGGAGCGGGTCGTATTCGTTCCGGTCAGGACATACATGCCGCAAATCTGCCCGACACCATCAATCAGAGGCCAGGGGCGTCCTGTATATGCCTGCGTGGTCAGCAGAGACAGCGACACTTCGCCACCTGTAATTTCAGGATAAAGCACGCCGGAAAGCACGATGCGATCATCACCTGCACCGATATACTGCCAGCTTGCTGAACGGTTAACACGTTCATTTTTCACATGCCGCCAGCTTTTGTTTTGCTGTAACTGCTGATGCGGCAGTGTGCGCAGCTCAAAAACAAACATGCCGTAGATCATCATCATGACCATGACTCCTCAATCTTTATCGTAAAAACTGCCACGTCCGGCACGGGCGCGCCGTTCCATCTCTGCCCTGACCATTTCACCGACCAGTTTCGCCAGTTCGCGGGGATTCTGCGTAACAACGTTATGCAGATGAACATGAATTTCACCGCCAAATCCGGAGGCAACAGGCTCCCGGTTACGGGAAGTTACAGGAACTGATGCCACTGGAGATCGTATGGCCTCCGCCACCGGGCGGGAGCTGGCCGCAACAACAGGGACCAGCGCCGGAGGCAGCGGAGCCGGGACCACGGGTGTGATATTAATTGCGGGGGCAGGCTTACTGACCTGCGCAATCTTCCGCTCCTGCCACTCCCCACGAACAGCAAGTGCGCGGGGCAGGTTCTTAAAGACAATATCGCCGGGGCCAATGCGTTTTTTCGTCTCATCAACCAGCTTACCTGTGTTATCAGCAATTTTGCTGAGTCTGCGTAGCGTCCCGGTATTGCTGTCTGTGAGCGGTTTGTTGTCTTTGGGTTTATCACCTCCGGTGCCATTGCCATTTTCCACAGGCTTCGGCGGATTGATTTTCGCCAGGTCCCCCTGAAGTAAGGCAACCTTATCCTGAAGAATGGCCGCACGCTGTGCGTCTTCGATTTTCTTGCGCGCCCTTTCCGCTTCATCCGGAAGGACGCCAAGTTTTTCAAGTATCCACGCCAGCGTATCCAGTAGCATTTTTGCAGGTGTCAGAACAAGTTGTAACGCACCGCCAAGAACGTTACCGAATATCTCGCCCGCACTGGTACACTTATCCAGCGTTTCCTTGCTGGACTCCATCGGTGACAGCAGCGATTTAAACCAGTTAAACACCTGGCTGATCCCGCTTCCGATTGCGTCAAAAACAGGGCCAAACCGTTCAAAGGTTTCACGCAACGGGTTCAGCCTTTCCATAATCCCGCTGAACACCCCGGCAAAAAATGCCCTGATGGGATCCCAGTATTTCCAGATAAGGACGGCAGCTCCGGCAAGCGCAGCCACGATAAGACCAACCGGACTGAACAGCGCCCCGATAGCGCCTCCCAGTAAAGAAACGGAACCCGTCACCATTCCCCATAGTGCTGGCAGGACCCTGACAGCATTCATTGATCCGGTCAGGAGAGAAAAACCAAGACGCAGTTTTGCCAGCGGACCAGCAAGCACACCAATAGCCAGCGACAACGAGCCAACCGTTGCAGTCATTGCCAGCAACGCACCGCCTGCTATCAGTAGCTGGCGCGTCAGTGCCGGATGGGCCTGCGCCAGCGCCGTCACCCTTGATACCACCCGCGTGAGCCACTGCGTGACAGAACGCAGCGGACCGTCAATCAGATCTGCAATGCGGATGCGCAACCCTTCCCATGCACTGCCGAGTGATTTCAGATCGCCGTCAAGGTTGTTGGCCATAACCTTTGCTGTGCGTTCAGCCTCACCGCGCGCGCCTTCAAGTTCTTTTCTCAGTTTGGGTAAGGAACCGTCACCCGCTGCATCAACGAGCGCCATAAACGATGTGAAAGCCTCTTCTCCGGCAATGTCCTTAAAGAACGATACCCGGTCAACTTCCCCGTATTTGCGGGTGGCTTTATAAAGGTCGGCCAGCACATCCTCCATCGGGCGCATTTTGCCGTTCGCGTCAGAGACTGCCACACCAAGCTCTTTCAGCGCCTCTGCTGCCGCCTTTGGCGGTGATGCCAGACGAGCCAGGCTGGCACGCATTGCCGTCCCGGCATCACTTCCCCTGATACCCATATTCGCCAGCACGCCCGCCATCGCTGCGGCCTGCTCCAGCGATATTCCCAGCTTGCCCGCCACCGGACCTGCATATTTCATGGTTTCGCCCAGTGCGCGAAGGTCAGTGTTGGTACGGGTAAACGCTGCGGTGAGCGTGTCACCGACCCGGTCCATCTGGTCGGCAGAAAGGCCGAACTGCGTCAGGATGTTTGAGCCAATATCCGCCGTCTCGCCGAGATCCATACCGCCAGCCGTTGCCATGCTCAGCACACCGGGAAGCGCAGCCTGAATGGCCTGTGGTGTGAAGCCAGCCATTGCAAGAAATGCCTGGCCACTGGCGGCATCGCCTGCGGTGAACTGCGTTTCAGAGCCAAGTTTTAACGCCTGCTCACGCAGCGCCTTAAACTGTGGGCTGTTCTGGTCGATTCGCGTCAGCGCCTGAACGCGGGACATCTCTTTCCCGAACCCGATCGCAGGCTGCAAAAAACGCCCGGCAGCATAGCCGCCCGCCGCTGCCGCACCAATTGCCAGCGCACCACCTGTTTTCAGTTTTCCCGCGGTTTCCTGCGCGCGCGAATACCGCTCACGCGCCCGCGTTACACGCGCAAGCGCCTGCCGTTCGCGTTCAAGCTGGTTGTTGTACTGTTCGGTGCGTCTGATGGCCTGCTGGATGGTGTTATCGCTGCCTGTCAGGGAAATGCCGTGGCGTTTCAGTTCTCCGCCAAGTTCCCGCATTTTCTGAATTTCCCGTGTGCGCGATTCATTCAGGCGTTCAAGCCGGGTGCTTAACTGCTGCATCAGCTTTTGTTGTTTTTCGCTGAGCACTGTACCCGTGCGTTGTAACTGATTAAGGGCGTTAAGCTGGCGTCGTGCTTTCACGATACCCGCATCCGCTTTACTGACAGCGTCGCGGGCGCGCTCAAATGAACGCGCCTGACGCTCGAGATTTTTGATCGCCCCCTGCGTTCGCTGGATGGAGTCACCAAACTGCCCCATCAGGCGGCGGGCGTTTTCGGCAGGCCGGGTCAGCCTGTCAACGGCGCTGAAAGCGACCCGGATATCAAGAGTCTTCATTATCTGCATTCCCGCTGCGAAGTGCCGCCCGCTCGCGCCAGCTAACCACTTCGCCGGGCGTCATCATGAAGATTTCGGCGGGCGACCAGTTAAAAATGGCGGCAATATCCGCCACCAGATCTTCGATGTGCTCAAAGCACACCAGGGTGATTACGCTGCCGTCTCCTGCACGCTCTTCGCGCCAGAGTCTGGCTCGCTCATAAAATTTACAGCCACTGCGCACAACTGAATAAAATCGCGTGACGACATTTTTTTAATCATCACTTCATCCAGTCGTGGCGAGGTCACGCGAGGCAACAGCGTGAACATGGTATCCGCTTTCAGATTCAGCACATCAGACAGCGACAGACCACGCAGGGATCCAGCCTGCTCAATAGCCCCGGTGATCTCCACATACGTGATTTTTTCGCCACCACGCTCAATTGGTCGGGTCAGTTTTACGCCACGTTCGACAGCCATATCCTCACCTGCCGTCACATCATCCGCCACGGTGTTATTCCGGGTTTCAGTATCGATGTCTTTCATCAGTTGTCTCCTTTTCAGTCAGAGGCGACGCACTGCGCCGCCTGCATATTATTTATCAGCCAAGCCCAAGCGCGGAACGGATACGGTCAGGCACAATGTCCTTGCCGTCCTTCCGGTAGATGTGGTTCAACAGGTCGATTTCCCACAGCGGGCGATCGTTAACGCTCAGCTTGTAGTAGGTGTTTTTGACAGCGTAAGTGTGTGATGTGGCTTCGCCCTGTTTGGCTTCCCCCATATCAATTTCCGTCACACGCCCGCGCATCTCGATTTCATACAGATCGCTTTCTGCATCGGTGTAGTATTCACCCGCAAAACGCAGCAGCGTGCCGTCAATCGTGCCGCCATATTTAAGGAACAGCGCACGAACAGCTCCCCCCATAACAAAACTCGCATCAAGCGCGGAGTCGTCCAGACCGAGATCAATACTTACCGCCCCCATCATGCCACCACCACGATAGCTGTCGGTTTTGCGCGTCAGTTTGGGCGGCGTGACGGATGTCACTTTACCCACTTCGTTTTCACCATCCACAAACAACGTAAAAAAGCGAAGATGTTTTGGTACAGCCATCAGACACCTCCCAGCACCGCAAATGCGGGACCAAAGAATTCATCAGTAAACGTCTGGTAAAGCTCCATGTCTTCCAGTGGCGGAACGGGCGTATATTTGTAGCGAATACGCACACGTCCCTGACGTAAATTCGTGGTGCCGTTATCCACCACATCATACCAGCACTCCGCACCAATCAGTTTCCCGGCAGTAACCAGCGAATCCAGTTTTGCTCTGATGGCACTGATAACATCCTTCACGTTCGCAGGCGTCAGTGGACTGTCGATGGTTTCAAACTGCGCTTCCGCAATTGAATCAGCCAGCACCTGTGCGGTTCGGGTATACACCTCAAAGATGTAGGCGTTCGTTTCCGGTGTGCGGTTGCCCCAGAAGCGGAACCCGTTGCGACGAATAATGGTCGTGATTTCTTTGTTGTTGAGGCTGTTGGCATCGCTGTCTTCGGCCTGCAACGACCAGAACACATGCCTGGACATTCCCAGCACATTTTTAACCGGAACGTTGGACAGCGATTTGTGCCAGCCCTGCTCATGGTCAATGTACGCACGAAGGCCGCACGCATAAGCAGGCGCGGGGAACGTTTCGTTTTTGCCACTTTTCGGGTTGTAGGCGATGAAGTCCGGCCATAAGAGCATCACCTCACGTTCGTTGAATTTCTGGCGGTAGGTAATCGCCTCAGCCATCGTGTTACAGCCGTGACATGAGGCATACACAAACGCGCGCAGTTTACCTGCAATCACGCACAGGGATTTTGTTACAGCCTCCGTGTCCAGCTCCGGCGCGGCCAGAATACGCGGACGGTATCCGATGCTTTCATCCTGCTCTGCAACAAGCAGCGCATACATCCCCGTATAGCTGCCGTCATCCTCAGAACCACCGATAACCAGTTGATCCTGCGCCTTTCCGTCTTCTTCTTTGTGTTCAGCCACGCGAACGACGATCACCTTTGTGCTCACCTGGTCTGCGATGGCCTTAAGCGCACGATAAAGCGTCCCCGTTGTCCCGCATTTTCCCAGCACGTCATTGACGCGGGTCAGCAGTGTGGGCTTATTCAGCGGGAACAGCTTCGCGTCCGCATCATCCGCCGTTGCCACGATACCGATAACGCTGGAATCAACATCGTTAATCGCTGTTACCAGGTCGGTATTTTCCGTAACACGGGCACCATGAAAACGAGTTTCACTCATAGCTTCAGCCCCTTGTATCCGTTAAATGATTCGGCAACAATCATCACCCACCACGCGCGTAATCTCACCCCTGCGCCGTTCTCCCGACCCGGCGACAACAAAAAGCAGTAACCCCCTCCGCACGCACATGCGACCATGCCGCACAGGGAGGGAACAGATGACCGACACCACCATGCAATTGCTCAGTCAGAGCACAGACCCCGTGAAAATGCCGGATTTTGATATTCTCGCGGAGGGTAAAACGCTGTCAGGCGTGGCAGAGCGCCTGATGAGCCTGTCACTGACCGACAACCGGGGATTTGAGGCGGACCAGCTTACCATCACGCTGGATGATGCGGATGGTCAGTTGCAGCTACCGCCACGGGGCGCGCGCCTGACGGTTCTCATTGGCTGGAAAGGAGAACCGCTGACAGAAAAAGGCACTTACATTGTTGATGAAATCGCTCACGAAGGACCGCCGGACAGGCTGACTGTTTCAGCCAGAAGCGCAGATTTTCGGGATGAATTTAACGTTAAACGTGAGGTGTCCTGGCATGATGTGACCGTTGAGCGTGTGGTATCCGCCATCGCTCATCGGTATGGTCTGAAACCGCAAATCAGCGAAATGCTGATGGATATCGAAATCGACCACGCCGACCAGACCGAAGAAAGCGACATGTCCTTCCTTACGCGCATGGCGGAAATGCTGGGCGCAATCACCACGGTAAAAAGCGGTAATCTGTTATTCATCATGCCCGGCGGTGGCGTGAACGCACAGGGTCAGCCGTTGCCATCGTTCGCCATCACACGCAGCAGCGGCGATCGCCATCAGTTTCGCATTGCTGACCGCGAAGCGTATACGGGGGTACGCGCTTACTGGCTTGATCTTAATTACGGGAAAAAGAAAAAAGTCAGCGTGAAACGCCGCAAACCGCCAAAACCCAAAAAGGAGAAAAGCAGCAGCCGTGAAGGTGATTATATGGAAGGTGCGGAAGGCAATGTGTTTGTGTTACGCAAGACTTATCAGAACGAGCAGGCAGCAAGACGCGCAGCGGCGGCAAAGTGGCAGCAGCTACAACGCGGAGCCGCATCATTTTCCATCACGCTGGCACGTGGACGTGCAGAACTCTACCCCGAAATGCATGGCACGGTAACAGGATTTAAAAGCGAGATTGATAATCAGGACTGGATTATTGCAAAAGCCGAGCACACCATTGATAACAGCGGCTTTACCACGCAGCTTGAGCTTGAGGCAGAAATCCCGGAATGGATAGCAGAAACAGAATGATAAACCATAGATACCATGAAAAAGATAAATACAGAATAGTTACGCCGGACTTAAGAATACACTCACGCTAAAAAATATTTGTAATGATTTACTTGATATTTATGGTACGTGGCACCTCACTAAGGCGTCCGCCTCAGGCCACAGATAGCAAATCTGTGACCTTTTTTGAAGACTTAGAATTCATTAACTAAATTTTATATGACTTGATGCTAGAGCTTTAAATTCAGTGGTTTTCATAGTTTTTTCCAAAGTATCACCATTTACAATCAGATAATCTAAGATTTGCTTGAGCTTATCACTAACAACATTAGTTCTTATATCCGTTAGAATTTGTACAGCATGCTTTCTACAGTTTTGGTTAGATAATAAGTGGTAAATCTCTTGATTATAGAATGCAATGATAACTTGAACGATATTATCATCGCCCAGCATATTCAATATTGAATCGTATATGGGTTTGCCTAAAGGAGAAACACCAGCGTTATAAGAAACACCATTACCAATACGACACGATAGAATTATACGAATTAATTTTTCTTTACGTTCATTAGGAATATCCGATTCATTGGAAATGTAACTTAATATTTTCCTAGCATGAGGAACTTCATTATAGAAATTATCCCAACCGCTGTGAGCAGAACTTAAATCATCCAGATATTCATCAAGCAGAATAACCCTAGCCTCAAGGGTTTTAAATTTATTACCAGAGCAAAATTCGAAAAACTCGTTACCTGCTAAAAATTTATCATTGTGCAAGTTGGTTCGATAACCATCAAGCGCAACACCTAGTTTATATTTAATATTATTATCTGCACATTCCCAAACTGTTGGAGCAATTTCAGATATATTTTTCTTAAGGATGTTATTTGCACCAGCACCAATATACATACCGAAGATTGTCTGAAGGACATTATCACAATTTCTTGTGTGTAGCTGTTTGAGCCCATTTTTCATATGCTGCAAACTAGAGCTACTGATGACTTCAGTTTGATTTCGCAGATTCTCAACAAAAGCCTTAACTTGCAGTGCAGCCTCTGAAGGTGTGTCATTGATAACTTCTTGAACACATGTTTGCAACCACCCCATCAGTTCATAAGCATTGATTTTCGCATCATTAGGATGACTGGCACCAAGATCATTGCGCATAATTAAAATATGGGTGAGTTTTTTATAAATTGAGTCGGAGATCAATTCTAATTTAGCGCAATTATCAAGAAGAACTTTATCTTTAATACCACTTAAGTCACTTTCAGTACTAAATAGATCTCTATGTTTACCACCAACGGCAGCATCAAAAAAAAGTTCCAAACCATAAATAACTGTCTTTCTTCGTAAGTTAAGTACAACTTCGTTCCAGACATAATTCAAGGCAGCATCAAACAAACCAATAGCACTTGCTGCTGCAAATTTGGACAAATATCTAGAGTCACGCTTAACGTCTTCTGGTAACGCCATCACAAACTGAGGAAAGTTTGTTTGGACAACCTGACGCTCCATCGTTGAAGCAAGAACATTTTCTTTTGGTAATCCAAGCGACTCCAAAAATTGCTCGAATCGATTGAAATCTGTTGATACGAGTTGCCCTTGTGCTTGTGTGCTAGCTATTTCATGTGTGCTCATTTTTATCCCGATTTTGAATGATTTAATTACTTAACCGTGTATCTATTCAAACTGTCAGTTGGAGTCTGAACCAGTACAACATAGAATAGCAGGACTACTACATTTAAGGGAGGTCGCTATGTTCCGTTGTCCGCTTTGTGGCGCATCTGCCCGAATCCGCACCAGTCGTCCGGAAAATGATTCAAACACCGTGCGGCAAAAGTATTACCAGTGTAACAACCTAGAATGCGGCGTATGCTTCTCAACACTGGAAGCCTTCCATAAATTCACATCAAAACACGCCTCCGCCGTTCACTCTTCAGAAGGTATCCCGTGGCATGAGCTGCCAGCTTCACACAGAGGAAACAATCAGATGAGTTTGCCTTTACCTCAGAACTAACAGGCAGAATTGCCGGATTAACAAAAAAGCGATAGATTACGCGCGGGTGCCTTTCGGCTGATGGTCGGAGGGAATACCCGAAGGCCAGATGTGGAAAGGCCCCGGAAAACATCTCTGTTTAACCGAGGCCCTAACCGCATTACCTTGACAAGTGAAAGGTTAGCGCCTCTCCGGAAAAGGAGCAAGTGCTATGTCGCAAAAATCGCTTACGGCCATCACGTTCTGCGTGACGGCAATCCTCATCATCTGGATGTTGCACGGTTCGCTGTGTGAAATACGGATGAGCTTCTGGGGAGCGGAGTTTGCGGCGTTCTTACAGTGTAAGCAGTAA